TGGCCTAACTTCATTGATGGGGCACATCATCAAGAAATGGCGTCAGCGTTTGAAAGGGTAGCTAATGGTAAATGTAAACGCCTTATTATTAATATGCCTCCTCGTCATACCAAGTCTGAATTTGCTTCTTACTTGCTACCTGCTTGGTTCCTTGGAAAATTCCCTAAAAAGAAAATCATTGAGACGGCTCATACGGCGGAGCTTGCGGTGGGTTTTGGACGTAAAGTCCGTAATTTGGTAGATTCCGACGTCTATCAATCGATATTCCCAGGGGTTGGACTACAGACTGACTCTAAAGCTGCTGGGCGGTGGGCAACGAACCAAGGGGGAGACTATTTTGCTATCGGTGTGGGAGGCGCAGTTACGGGTAAGGGCGCAGATATCCTCATTATTGACGACCCTCACTCGGAACAAGAAGCAACCATAGCCGAGAACAACCCAGAGGTGTACGACAAGACGTACGAGTGGTATACATCAGGCCCTCGCCAGCGTCTGCAGCCAGGCGGCGCTATTATTATAGTTATGACCCGGTGGTCTAAGCGTGATTTGACTGGTCAGGTAGTAAAAGCGGCGCAGCAACGCTCAGGAGAGCAGTGGGAAGTCATTGAATTTCCTGCAATTTTGCCGGATGAAGAGCCACTATGGCCTCAGTTCTGGAAGCTAGAAGAGCTTGAAGCGTTACGCAATGAACTACCTAATAGTAAGTGGATGGCGCAATATATGCAGTCGCCCACTTCAGATGTATCGGCCATTGTCAAACGTGAATGGTGGAAAATATGGGAACAGGACTACCCGCCCATGTGTGAGTTCACTATTCAGTCATGGGATACGGCGTTTTTAAAGACGCAGCGGTCCGACTATTGCGCTTGTACGACTTGGGGTGTGTTTTATCAACCTAACGATAGAGGTGTAGATGTCGCCAATATTATTCTCCTTAATTCGTTTAAAAAACGGATGGAGTTCCCAGAACTCAAACAAAAAGCCTTCGACGACTTCAAAGAATGGGAGCCAGACTGCCTTATTGTTGAAGCCAAAGCCTCAGGAGCGCCGTTAGTTTTTGAATTACGGCAAATGGGCATACCTGTACAAGAATATGTCCCAAGTAAGGGCAGTGACAAGATTGCACGGCTAAATGCGTGCGCAGATTTGTTTGCATCTGGTAGAGTGTGGGTACCACAAACTGCCTGGGCAGAAGAATTAGTAGAAGAAGTGGCGTCGTTTCCATCAGGCGAGCATGATGACTTAGTGGACTCAATGACCCAAGCAATGTTAAGATTCAGACGAGGCGGATTTATTCAGCTCGATTCGGACGAGCCAGATGATATTAAAGAATTCAAAAGTAGACGCAACAAGGGCTACTACAACGTATAGGTAAACAACTATGGCAATTGATAAGTCACTTTCACAAGCTCCACTGGGTTTAGATGCAATTAATATTGCTGATATGGAGAACACCGAGCCAGACATGGAGATCACAATTGAAGATCCTGAGTCTGTAGAGCTTGATATTCATGGTATGCCAATTCTACGAATTGAAAAAGACGGTGAAGATGAAGAAGGCTTTGACGATAACCTTGCCGAATATATTGAAGAAGGTGAACTTGCACAATTAGCCGGAGACCTTATTGGTGAGTTTGACGAAGACGTTAGCTCACGCAAAGACTGGATGCAAACATACGTTGACGGTTTACAACTTTTAGGTATGACAATTGAAGAGCGCACTGAACCGTGGGAAGGCGCATGCGGTGTTTATCACCCACTGCTTTCTGAGACATTAGTTCGCTTTCAAGCAGAAACAATTATGGAAACATTCCCAGCAATGGGTCCAGTTAAGACTGTAATTGTTGGTAAAGAAACACAAGAGAAAAAAGATGCAGCAGAACGTGTAGCTGATGACATGAATTATCAGCTCACTGAAAAAATGAAAGAATTCCGTCCTGAGCATGAGCGCATGCTTTGGGGTTTGGGTTTGTCTGGTAACGCTTTTAAGAAGGTGTACTACGACCCAGCGATCGGCCGCCAGGTATCACTATTTGTTCCTGCGGAAGATTTGGTTGTTCCTTATGGCGCTTCAAACTTAGATTCTTCTCCACGTGTAACTCACGTTATGCGCAAGACTGAGAACGAAGTTAAGAAGCTGATGTACGCCGGCTTTTGGCGTGACGTTGATCTAGGCGAGCCAGTAGATTCATTCGACGAAGTCGAGAAGAAGATTGCTGAGAAGATGGGCTTTAGGGCCACCGTTGATGATCGCTATAAGATTTTGGAAATGCAGGTTGATTTAGACCTGCCGGGTTACGAAGATGTGGATGATGATAAAGAACCCACCGGCATTGCTCTGCCGTATATCGTGACTATCGACAAGGCGACTAGCAAAGTATTATCTATTCGCCGTAACTGGAGACCCGAAGATGAGCATAAGAAAAAGCGTTCGCATTTTGTGCATTATGGTTACATTCCCGGTTTTGGTTTCTATTGCTTTGGCCTTATTCACCTTATCGGCGCATTTGCTAAATCAGGAACTTCAATCCTCCGGCAGTTGGTTGATGCGGGGAGCTTGTCAAACCTTCCGGGAGGTTTCAAGGCACGGGGTATGCGAGTTAAAGGGGATGATACCCCCATTGCGCCGGGCGAATGGCGTGATGTAGACGTTCCAGCTGGAACAATGCGTGATAACTTCTTACCATTGCCATATAAAGAGCCAAGCCAAGTATTAGCTGCTTTGATGGATAAGATTATTGAAGAAGGCCGCCGCTTTGCTAGCGCAGCTGACTTACAAATTTCTGACATGAGTGCTCAGTCGCCTGTTGGAACAACACTAGCAATTCTGGAGCGTACATTAAAAGTAATGTCCGCTGTACAAGCCCGCATCCACTACTCATTTAAAGAGGAGCTTCGGTTACTTCGGGACATCATACGTGATTACACTCCAGATACCTATAGTTACGAGCCAGTAGAAGGTAAAGCTTCGGCTAAAAAATCTGACTACGACAACTGCGATGTAATCCCAGTATCAGATCCAAATGCTGCAACAATGGCACAAAAGATCGTTCAGTATCAGGCAGTACTGCAGCTAGCTCAAGGCGCTCCACAAATTTACAACTTACCTAAGTTACATCGCCAGATGCTTGACGTACTTGGGATTAAGAACGCAAATCAATTGGTTAAGTTGCCAGAAGACCAGAAACCCGCCGATCCAATCACTGAGAACCAAAACATTCTTATGATGAAACCGGTTAAGGCTTTCCTATATCAAGACCATCAGGCCCACATTACTGTGCACATGTCTGCTATGCAAGACCCAAAGATTATGCAGCTTATTGGGCAAAACCCAAACGCACAGGCTATGCAGTCTGCTATGCAAGCTCATATTAATGAGCATATTGCTTATGAGTATCGTAAACAAATGGAAGCAGAAATGGACCTTGATTTGCCATTCCAGCCAGAAGGTGAAGAGGAAGAACAAGTGGGCATTCCACCAGAAATTGAAGTTCGTATTTCTCAAATGGCCGCTAAAGCTGCAAGTGCTCTATTGCAACGTGACACCCAAGAAATGCAAGCTAAGCAAGCACAGCAGGCTCAGCAAGATCCAATTGTTCAAATGCAAATGCAAGAACTTCAGCTTAAAGCACAGGAAGTTGCGCTCAAGCAGAAGAAGATTGCCGCTGACGCTGCAGGTAAAGCCGATCAGATTGAAATTGAAAAATCTAGAATTGAGGCACAAAAGGAAATTGCTGCTATGCAAGTTGGCGCCAAAGCCCAAAAAGACAAGATGGACAATGAAACCAAACAGCACCTTGAAGGTGTGCGGATGGGAGTCGATATAGCCAAAACTAAAGACCAACTCCGTATGCAAGCAACTCGTAGCAAAGACATCTCGAAGGAGAAGACTGAAGAATGATTGATAAATACCTTGAGCATTTAGTCCAAAAACTAAATGAGCAGATTAGAAGTCTGGAAGAGAGTTTGGGTGGCGGCGCAGCCAAAGACTACGCTGAATACCAATACGTGTGTGGACAGATTAAAGGTCTACTGACTGCACGCTTTGAAATGAGTGACCTTAAACAACGACTGGAGAACTCTGATGAGTGAACTAATTATCGGCTCAAACCCCGATAGTAGAGAAATAGTAATAACCGACGCACTTGGCAACCCAATGCCAAAGATCACTAGGGAAGAGAACATTCCTATTGAAGACAGAGCTAAGCAGCTTCCGACACCATCGGGATACCGCATTCTGTGTGCAATTCCTGAAGTAGAACAACAGTTTGAAGGCACTGAATTATATAAGCCTGATGAGCTGTTGAAAAAGGACGAGATTTTATCTACGGTTTTATTCGTAGTTGAACTTGGCCCTGACTGCTACAAAGACGAAAAACGATTCCCTAACGGCGCATGGTGTAAGCCAGGCGATTTCGTTTTAGTACGCCCAAACGCTGGTACTAGACTCGTAATTCACGGGAAAGAGTTCCGGATTATTAACGACGATACGGTAGAAGCTGTGGTCCAAGACCCACGTGGCATAACCCGTAAGTTTATTTAAGGAGCCCCAAAATGGCTGAATTTGAAAAAGAAGATTTTGCGTTCCCTGATGAAGCCCCTGCCAAGGTAGAAGCGAAAGCTGATGCTGAAGAGTTTGAGTTTGTCATCGAGGACGATACCCCAGAACAGGACCGTGGCCAAAAGCCAATGCCTGAAGAAATTGTCAAAAAGCTAGAAGTAGCTGATGAAGACGCTGAAGAGTTAGACCTTAAAGAGCAAAAAGAACGCTTAAAGCAGTATAAAAAGGTCTGGAATGATGAGCGACGTGCTAAAGAAGCGGCTATGCGTGAGCAACAAGAAGCCCTTGCTTTGGCCCAACGGTTTGTTGAAGAGAACAAACGCCTTAAAGAAGTGTTAAAAAGTGGGTCTGCAGAGCTTACTGAAAGCTATAAAGCTACCGCTAAAGCTGAAGTCCAAGAAGCAAAACGTGCTTATAAAGACGCAATTGAGTCTGGAGATGCAGATAAAATGGCTGAAGCACAGTCTTCTTTAATGGAAGCGCAGATTAAATTAGACAACGCTAATAAATTTAGACCAAATATTTCTTTACAACCAGAAGAAAATCAGGTACAAAGTCATCAAGTAGAGCAACAACGTCCTAAGGTTGACCCCAAAACTCAATCTTGGTTGGATGAAAATCCTTGGTATGGCGCCAAAAAAGCCATGTCAAACTTTGCTGTTGGTGTACACGAAGAACTTATTGATGAGTATGGCACAAATGTTGTGGGTACTGACCAATATTTTAAGCACATTGACAAAACAATGCGCAGAAAGTTTCCAGAGTACTTTGAAACCCTGGAAGGTAGTCAAGCTGAGCCAGAGAAGGAAGCCCAAACAGCTCCTGCTAAAGCGAAGCCAAGTACGGTTGTAGCTCCGGCGACCCGCTCAACGTCCTCCAAACAGGTACGATTAAAGCAGTCACAAATGGCCCTAATCAAAAAGTTAGGCCTAACACCCGAAGTATATGCCCGTGAACAAAACAAATTGGAGGCTTCAAATGGCTGAAAACAGATTGACCCGTGAATTAGATACTCGTAATACAGTAGAGCGCCCTACGCATTGGGCACCTCCTGAGCTCTTGCCTGAACCAGATAAGCAGGCCGGATATGCGTATCGTTGGATTCGTGTCTCGTCATTAGGTAACGCTGACCCACGTAATCTTTCAGCAAAACTGAGAGAAGGTTGGGAACCGGTACGTATCGAGGAACAACCCAAGTTTCAAATGCTAGTCGATAACAATAGTCGTTTTAAAGACAATATTGAAATCGGCGGTTTGTTGTTATGCAAAACCCCTGAAGAGTTTGTGAAGCAGCGTAATGATTATTACAGCCAGCAAGCGCAAGCCCAAACGGATTCTGTTGACAACACTCTTATGCGTCAAAGTGACCCAAGGATGCCACTCTTTAATGAGCGTAAATCCTCGACTAGCTTTGGCAAAGGTAGTTAAATTTTAATTTATTAGGAGATTTAAATGGCTTATCCAACCGTTTCTGCTCCCTACGGCTTTAAACCTATCAACCGTTTTGATGGCATTCCTTATGCCGGTGCTACGCTACAGTTTCCAATAACTGCCAGCACAGCAATTTATTACGGTGATACAGTTAAATTAGTCGCAGGTGGTACTATTTCACAGTCTGGCGCAACAACTACAGGTACTATTATTGGTGTTTTCACTGGTTGTCAGTATGTTAATTCATCTGGCCAAACAGTTCAGGCACAATATTGCCCGTCTTCTGGTGTAACCAGCCCAATCGCTTATGTTGTAGTAGACCCAGTTGCTGAATTTAAAGTAGCTGTAACAACTACAGGTAACACAAGCGTAGTAACTGGCGCAAATGCAACCATTATTGGTACAAACGTAGCACAAACTGCATACACTGCTGGCTCTACAGCCACTGGTGATTCTGTTGCTGCTATCGTATTACCAGCAAACGCAAATGGTAACGCAACAACATTGCCTTTCCGTGTAGTAGCTGTTGTTCCTGACACTGCTTACGCTAATGCAACTGGCACGCTCTTCTATCCAGAAGTTATCGTTAAGATTAACAACCCACAATTGACTGCCTTGACCGGCGTTGATTACACAGCTTAAGGAGCTAGATAATGGCTATTTCTCGTGCCCAACTACTAAAAGAGCTCCTACCAGGTTTGAACGCTTTGTTCGGACTTGAGTATGCTCGCTACGGCGAAGAACACAAAGAAGTTTATGAAACAGAAAACTCTGAGCGTTCTTTTGAAGAAGAAACAAAATTGTCAGGCTTTAGCGCTGCCCCAGTTAAAAACGAAGGCTCCGCAATCGCTTATGACAATGGTCAAGAAGCATGGACAGCTCGCTACAACCATGAGACTATCGCTCAAGGTTTCAGCTTGACTGAAGAAGCAATTGAAGATAACTTGTATGACTCTTTGTCTGCTCGTTATACTAAAGCGCTTGCTCGTTCTATGGCTTACACCAAGCAAGTAAAAGCTGCTGCTGTTTTAAACAACGGCTTTAGCTCTAGCTATACTGGTGGTGACGGCGTTTCTTTGTTCTCTGCTTCACACCCATTGGTTTCTGGTGGTACTAACAGTAACATTCCTACAACCGCTGCTGACTTAAACGAGACTTCTTTAGAAGCCGCCGTTATTCAAATCAGCTTGTGGACAGATGAGCGTTCATTGTTAATCGCTGCTAAACCACGTAAGTTAATCGTTCCTCCTTCACTCCAGTTCGTTGCAACTCGTTTGCTCGAAACTGAACTCCGTGTTGGTACAAACGATAACGACATCAACGCATTGAAAAACAACGGTTCAATTCCAGAAGGTTACGCAATTAACCACTTCTTGACCGACACAAATGCTTGGTTCTTGACAACTGACGTACCTAACGGCATGAAGCACTTCGAGCGTACTCCTCTCCAGAACTCTATGGACGGCGATTTCGACACTGGTAACGTTCGTTACAAGTCTCGTGAGCGTTATTCATTCGGCTGGTCAGATCCACTCGGAATGTACGGTTCTGCAGGCGCTTAATAGGCACCTGAGCATCACGAAAGCCCCGCCCACAAAGCGGGGTTTTTCTTTATCTAATTATGTTGCACTGCAATAAAATGTATCGTATACTTTACAAAAGACCGAGATTGTAAAGTTTCGGAAACATTAATGTAAAGAAAGGAAATATTATGTTTGATTTTTACAAAGATTTTGACAAGAAGTTTCAAGAGATTGCTAAACAAGTTAAACAAGTAAATGATTTTTGGATTGACACAATCATTTCTAGTTTGAAACAATTTCAAAAGTAATAAAATAGAAGCCCCGAAAGGGGCTTTTTAATTGCATTTATTTTTAAAGAGAGTATGATTGGGACATCTGGGTAATTCCAGCCTATTTAACTGTCCCAGCAGACGATATACCGATTAATAGGCTTAACTTGTATATAGGAGATCCTCATGGGATTCGCTACTCACCTAGGCCCTTGGCTATTAGGCACAAATCGTTACACAACTGGCACAACTGCAACTACTTTAGCTAACACAGGTTGTACAGTCGTTTCTAAATCATTCCCTGTTGTATTTGGTACATTGACTGGCAGCCCAATTGCTGTTCCAGCTGGTTCACAAATTGTTGACGTTAAAGTTGTTACTACAACTGTATTTAGCGCTGCAACTACTGCAGTATTAGATATCGGCGGCACGGCATTTACAACTACAGGCACAATCACTTCTGTTGGTTCTGTAGCACTAGGTGCAAATGCTACTACTCCGGGTGGTTGGTTAAATGTTGGCTCTTCTGATGTTTTGATTGGCTACACATTGGCTGGTACATCATTGACTACAGGTGCAGCAACTATTATCGTTACTTATGC